TTGTTGTTTAATTTTTACGTTTTCGTTTATGGTTTTACAATCTACACCTAAATATTTTCTGTATGTGAAACTTAAATATTCTTGTTCGTTTGTACTATTGTCTGAGTAATTATAATCAGTATCGCGTCTATCTGTTCTTACTTCAAAATCTCCACATCTTGCACCATACTCGTTAAGATATTCGTTCCTAGGATATGCGGGTTCTGCAAACAAAGTTAATAATGTTAGCATCAAAATAAGTATTGCTGTAAATCTGTAATTCATCCTGAGAATCTCCATACATTACCTGTTTAAATCCTTAATGTCATAGCTGTGTTCTCTGACTTGATCTGCTAGTTGTCTATATAAATTTTCTGCCATCTGCCACGTAGATTCTGCAGAAGTTAGTCTTGTGTTTTGATCTATAATTTTATCTTGAGCAGTGGTTAAATCTCTTTGAAGATTTACTATTTTATTTTGATTGTCGTTGATTGTGTCTGTTAGATTAACAATATATCTAACACCTGTGAACGTTCCAACTAATACAGAAGCTATTACCGGTACTAATATAATATTCTTTTTGAATAGTTCTGCAATGTTCATAATTTACGTTCCTCATTTTTTTTCCTCAATCTCATAAAAGAAATTGTCGGTATCTTCAGTCTTCCACTTACCTGTATCTTCTACGTTCCATTCATTTGTTTGTACCTTCCAGTCAGGAATATTATCTTTCACTGTGAAAGAAGGTAGATCCCAAATACATCTGTTGTTAGGTTGTGCTGCATAGTTCCCATCGTCAAGGGCTATGATATGTGCGCACTTATGTTCGTGCGGTATTTCCGAATGATCGGTATCTAGTATATTACCATCTGGGTGTGCCCAGTCAACTGTAAATAGGTAGCTACCGTGATGCCACTTTTTATCTTTACCAATATATTTGCCTGAAGCTGCGCTTAAGATATTCCAAGAAGTAACAGTAGGAAAATAACTAAAAGAATTCCATAACTCCAATTCATCAAGTCTACGTTTAGGAACATCCTCGATTTTAAATCCTCTTTGAATAAATGCTGATATTGGGAGACGATAAAAGATTGCACCATTTTCCATAATTGCGTGCCATAATATAGCCCTGCCACCCAAAGAGCTGAGGCCAAAGATAATACAGTCTTCAACTTCTCCGTGATGTTTTTTAAGATCATATAAATACTCCTTCCTTATTTGTGCGTAGGTTGCTGGAATGTTTGCGTTTAAATAAGACATTATTTTATTTCACCCCAATTACTACCTTGTTCATAATCCACTTTGTTTGGTACCTGTAGTTCAACTGCTGATTCCATAATCTCAATTATTTCTTCTGCTTTTTTATTTGATTCAACAGATATATCCACTTCATCGTGAATTTGTATATGAGGTATTATACCATTTTCATATAAAGCTACCATACTTTTCTTTGTCATATCTGCTGCTGATCCTTGTATTAGTTTGTTTAAAGCTTTGTAAGTAAATGCACGTTTTAAAGGTTCATCATACTCTTTTCTTGCCATCTCTAGTGGTAGTGGTTTGAATACACCAAATTGTACTGGTTGCCAAAGATCAAAATGACACGCTCTACCAAGTAAAGTTCTAATTTTACCACGATCATTTGCTTTACGAGATACATTTTCCATCAGTTGTTTTACAAATGGAGCTTTAGTATGATATTGTTTAATTAGTTTCTCTGCAGAATCTTTCATTAAACCTAATTCAGCCATCAATTTATTTTTACCCATACCATACATTAAACCTAAATTAATTGTCTTGGCTTGCTTACGTTCTATGCCTGCCATATCTGCAACAACTTGGTGAAAGTCTGCATCACCTTGATTATATGCTTGTACAATTTCATCAACACCATCTAAATTTTGTAACTTTGCGTAGTGTACTAAAATTCTAGGTTCTTGTTGTGAGTAATCAAATGATCCCCAAACAGTTTTTTCTTCTGGAATAAATATAGATCTAATCATTGGTCCTAACTCTGGGTGTCTTGCTGGTATCTGTTGTAAGTTTGGATTGCTCATACTAAATCTACCGGTAACTGTACCACCTTGGTCAGATCTTATTTGATTTATATCTGCGTGTATTCTACCATTAACTGAATGTTTAGTTATTGAATCTATAAATGTTGTGTGTGCTTTATTTATTTCTCTTGCATCTGCAATTAGTTTTGGTAATTCGTGTGGGTGATTTTGTAAAAAGTTTTTTGTAAAACTTGGTTCTTTACTTTTTTCTGTTCTATCATATGGTAATTTTAATTTATCAAATGCTTTTGCAATAGATCTAGCTGCGTGTATTTCTACATCAACTCCAGTTAAACTTTTAATTCTACTAACAATTTTAGATTCACGTTGCATAAGATTTTTCTTAATCTTAGCTGCTTTTTCAAGATCAACTCTTACACCTTTAAATCTCATATCTACAAGACAAGGAAATAATTTAGTTTCTAAATTAAATACATCCCAAAGTTCTTCTTTATATAATTCTGTTTCTAATCTTTGCCAAAGTTTAAGTGTAGATTCTGCATCTCGTTCTGCATATTGTCCTACAAATAATGCGGGCAATCTCCACATATCTTTTTTAGGGTCTAAACCATATTCTTTTGCAGCTGCATTTAAAATACTTTCATCTTTACCAACACCAACATATTGTTTTGCTAAGGGATTTAATGCATAAGATAATCTATTTTCATTAATCAATGATGCTGCTATCATAGTGTCAACGATTTTACCTTTGACTATTACTCCTGCTGATCTTAACCAACAAATATCATACATTGCATTGTGAAATATAAAGGTAGTATCTACTTGACTACAAATATCTTTAATCCAATTTAACACTAGATTTTTGTCCATATTACCACCTGATTCGTGATGTATCGGAAAATAGCCTGACCACCCCTCTACGGCCACCGCAACGCCAGCAATATGGCCTTTACCGGTTACATTACCTGACCCTAAAGTAGTTAAATGTGGATCATTAGTCTCTAAATCTATAGCTATTTCTTTTGCACCTTTTAAATCTTTTAGTTCTTCTGGCATTACCCACTCTGTTTCAGGGGTAAATAATGGTATTTGGGTACTTCTCATTCGTAATCCCTTTCAATTATCATATCAATATAGTGCTTAGCTTTAAGAAGGTCTTCTTTCCCACCCTTATTTTTCGCTCTCACTATGTATTTTATAGCGTTGCCTTCTGCAAAAAGCAACTTGTTTTTGTTTATAAACTCTGCCGGTTGAATGACAAAATCCCGGTAGTGTCGTCCTCCAATTTGTTTTTTTAATGACTTCATAATATATAAGCCCTATCAAAGTTCTTTGGATCTAAGACGTGTAATTCACGCTTCGCTCTCGTCGCTCCAGTGTAGAATAGTCTATGTAATTCATCTGGATCATTACTAAATGTTTCAAGAGCTGCGTTGGTTAAATCTTGCATCAATAAAACTTTGTCAGCTTCTCCTCCTTTCGCTCCGTGTATAGTTGACATTTTTATACGAGGATTTTTATTTAGTGTTTCTCCATTCGCCCTCATATTACGAATGTAATTTTCTGTAATAGTATCTAGTCCTTCAAAAGATTCAAACCATACTTTATCTGTTATTAGTCCGTGTTTTTCTTGGCATTCTTTTAATGTATATTTATCATCAGAGTGTAATGTTTTACCTTTTCTAAATCCCTCTAATACATTTGACCCAACATATTCATAAATGTTTTTAATTTCTAAATGATTTAACATCTCTCCCTTTCTCCAAGATTCCCAATTGTTTAGTGCTAACAATAATTTAAGGGGTATAGAGTTTCGTCCTTTGTATTGATAATACCAACCTTGAAGTTCACATAAATCTTTTACATCATCTAAAAAATAATTAGCCGAAGATAGAACCAACCAATTACCTTTAGACATATCTACTTGTGTAATGTCAGAATATCTTTTTAAGATCCCTTCATCATCTCTAGGTTTATATTGTTTATCAAATCTATTCTGAACTTTACTTATTATATGTTGTGATAGTTCGTGTATAGGTCCACCTGGTATACGATAGGATTGTTCTAATGTTTTGATATCATCTACTTCTTCTTTAAGCGCTATGAAGTGATCTACATCTGCGCCAGCCCATTTAAAGATAGCTTGATCATCATCTCCTGCGATGTAAGTTTTGTTGGCATTTGCCCAAAGTTTTCTAACCATATCCCATTGTATTAAAGATAAATCTTGTGCCTCATCTATAAATAATACTTCAAACTTAGGGTTAATGTCTTTAGCTATAAAATCTTCCAATAAATCATTGAAGTCTTTCAAACCTTTTTCTTTTTTAAATCTTTGTAATTCTTCTTTTAATAAAAATAATGTACTTCTTTCTATGTCTAATATATTTTTTCTTGAATCATAGTATTCTAATAGATCTATTCTCTTTACAGCTGCAGTATTTATAATTGTAAGGTATTCATTATCTGAATTAAATGTACCGTCGTCTGCAGAATAAGAAGCTGTTTTAATTGGAATGCCACATTTTTGACCAAATTCTTTATAGTCTTCTGACTTCATCATTTTTTCTTTTGTCATTCCTAATTGTCTGAATGCATAAGAATGCAAAGTTCTAAAATTATCTAGATCATTATCTATGTCTAATGCAAATTTTTCAGCAGCTCTTGTTGCAGCTTCAGTAGCTGCTTTTCTAGTAAAAGAAAAGTATCCTATTTGTTTAGGTCTAATCCCCTTTTGTATAAATTCGTCCACTAAGTTTAATAACGTTGTTGTCTTTCCCGTTCCCGGTGGTCCTCATATTATTGTTTTCATATTTTTTTATTTTTCTTTCTGCCATTTTTAGTTTTATTGTTGTTGTTTCTAGTTCTTGTTTAAGTACTTCTATGTGTTGTCTCATTCTTAAATGCCAATTAATGCCTATGTCTTTAGAATATTTCATTAAATTAAAATAATCCTTTCATTAATCCTACTTTATATATTTCTTCTTTGGTTCTTGGTCTTGCACCCTTAGAGTTTTCAGACCTAGTTACAAATCTTAAGTTATCAAGTCTGTAGTTCCAAGGTTTATTATCTTTATGATCTACTACCGTTACATCATAATCATATGGATCTAATTCACCAGGATTTAAAAAAGCCCTAGCTGCTAATTTGTGTATACAAATATTGCAAGTTTTTTTAACACCATTTTTTCTAGTATCTGTTGTCCTTAACATTACATATGGATACTCTATAGTGTCTCTTATAACTACGTGTTGATATTGTGTAAGTCCTTTATCTCTATAATTTGTATTTATAATATAAGGAAAATCTATTGTGTTTAATCTTTGGTGATACCCATAAAAAGGATGTCTACCTCCTGTGGGATAAATAAAATATTGATTTTCAATTATATTATGAGTTGGAATAATTTTAGCAACATCAATCGGTTTAGTATTAGTTTGAAAATTTTTAAATTTATGGTCGTTGTCAAAAACAAATAAAGGTAATTGATCTTTTTCCATTAAAAATCATCCTGTTGATATGCAACCTTAGATAAACTAGCATCAATTTTTTTCATTGTTTTAATTTTAATTAGTCGTGGTTGTTGTTTTTTTATAGTCATTCTAATTTCTTCTACAAATATATTTTCTAGTCTTTTAATTAAATTTCCTGTTTTAATTTTATCCATATCCCAATGGTTTTTCTTACAAAAATTATAAAAGTCTTCCATTCTAAAATATGTAAACTCTCTTTTCTCATCAGTAAAAGGTAACTTATTAAATATATCATCAAGTGTTCTAGCTGCTTGTCTATTGGTAGTCCAATCTTGTAGCAATCCTGTAAGTTCATTAATAGGATCTAAAGATTCTAAAGGTTCTACTTCTTGTATATTAGTCATCATTGGTTTTAAAAAATGTTGTTTCCAATCTTTTGGTTTAGGGACAGGGATAATAGAGTTTGCTTGATCTAAACACGCTAGTGCAAACATTCCTGGGTTGTAAAGTTGTTCTGATTTTAATTCTATTCTTTTGTCTCCTACATTTAAAAACCATTGTGGTGGGTTTGATGTGTACTTTGTTAAGTTTGCTAACATAGGCATTTCTTCTTCACCGAATCCTACACCAAATTTTCTTGTTCTACATAAACCTGATTGACAAACATCTCTTATTGGAACATCTTTACATTTGTATTTGTCATAACCTTTTTTATTTATTTGTTTAATTACTGTGTTTTGTATTTCTGATGATGAAAGAGGTGGGTTCATATATTTAGTGTTAGCTTCATCAACTAATTTTTCCCAATTGTCTGGGTCACATTTTTTATAAAATACAGCAATACTAAATAAAGCATTGTTTCTACCCCCCTCACCAAAACCAATAGACGCTAATTTATTTAGGCAAGGAGGACCAGCTGGAAAAGCTTCTTCTATTTTCTTTTCTTCAACTTTAATTTTTTCAATTTCTTCTTTGCTTTTGTTGTAAACATCATAGAGCTGATAAAATTCCTCAAGTGTACAACTGGCGCCATTATCGTTGATAGCATATCGCAATCCTTTCATATCATTGTAGTAGGGTAGATTTAAGAAATTACCTGTATCCCCACGTTCTACAAGTATTTCTGTTTGTTTAGGGAAGATCTCACAACCTTCATACCCTAAAACTTTTGCAAATTTTTTAAGTGTGTTCTGCATAAGAGATGCAGATATAAATTCTTTTGTAAATAAAAAGACGTGTGCTCCACCTGATTTAGAACGGCAAACGATTAAGGGGAGGTTAAGAGTTCGTATGCTTTGAATGAGGCTAGTGTGATCGAAATTATACTCGTCAATATCAATGCACCCCCAGCGACAATCATTATTTTCTGTGATAGGGATAATTCCGAGTGCTGCTCCTTTTCCTTCGAGATGGTTTTTCCAGAGTTCATCTGTGACGGGTTTACGAACAATAAAAGCTTTGCCTTTTTGTTTTCCGTTTTCGCCACGTTCTCCGGGTTGATATTGTCCATATGCTATTGTTAGTCCACTAAATATATTTTTAAATTTTTCTTCCTGCATTATCATTTCTAATTTTTTTTGTAAAGGGGGATCTTGCAATCCCCCTTCATTTGACTAGTAGGGAGTTGAATCCACTACTTTCTCTTCCACATCTGCTTTTGTTTGCACATTACCTTTAGAAGCACTAGCATTAAATTCTTTAGACTGTAAGTATAAAGATTTATCTGTTTGCCCTAATATTCTGTCTTGTGTAACAACCCATCCATACCAAGAACCTTTGTCGTTCTTTTGTAGTGTAGATGATAAATTGTACACAACCCCGTGCATTGGTGGTATTACAAAACCACCTTTTCCATCAGCAATTTGTATGGTTTTCATCATTGAATTCCATTTTTTGCTAACGTTTAATTGAGTTGACTTCATAGTAATCAAAGCAGGAGTATAACCACCTGTCTTTGTCTCAATCATTACATAATAAGAAGCTGTTTCTTCTAAGTAGTTACCATTTGGTAATCTAATTTTAGAACCATCTCTCTTACCTGTTGTGATTATCGGACTGTTCGGTAGATGTACAGCCACAGGAGCACCTGGGCCATCACCTCTATCCGACCATTCTGGATAATCTTTCTTATAGTAACAAGGAATAACCTTGATACCTTTTTTACCATCGAACATTTCGCTGGTAACAGTATTATAGATCATACCAGGTTTGGCACCTTCTATATACTTTGCATCACCATCAGTTACCTGCGGTGATAGCTGTCCTAAGATTCTGACAAAAGGTAACGCC